CCTATGGCCCATGCTACTGGCATGATGTTTCCTTTCGAATCAAAACTTCATCAACTTTGGCAACATCGGTTTCATCTGTTGCATGGATGCAAAACCATTCACAATCTTCAAGTGCCTCAATTGTGTGGTGAATGCCTGATTTTATTTCTAAACAGGCTGGCGCGGTGTATTCTTTTTGGCCTTCATCTGTACGCAGAATTACCCGCCCTTTGGCAAGAATGCTCAAATGACTGTAATTGTGGGCATGAGTTCCAGCAACAAACCCCGCTGGGATACGCATCCGCTTGGCATATAGGCCATCAGAAAAGTGATGCTCAACGCCTAAATCGGCCTCAAACTTGCCTTGGTGGGCGGCAAACAAATTAGCATTGTTCAAAACGTGCCCCCTTTGACCCCATTTAAGGCCGTGAAATCGGTGAATTTACCCGCAGCAGGGGTTGTGAGGCCAATGGTGGAACTGTTGATTATGCTGTTGGTGATGGTTACATTAGTGATCGACCCACCCGTGATGTTGGTGTTTGCCACATTCAGCGTGATGATGTTGGGATTCATCAACCATTGCAACCAAGGAACGCTGGGCCTTCCAGTCGTTTCATCAAGAAACGCCGAATAGGGAATATTGATGTTGCTGTTAGGGATTGCGGTTGCCATCAGTTATCCCCAGCGGACATTTTTAGTTCAGCAGACACAATAACAGTTTTTACAGGGTCAGTAACGACAACTTCAAAAATTCTATCCCGTGCCCAACCCAAGCGCCGCCACAGGGCGCGATTGACATAGTTGCCGATCTTTCCCATGCTTACCCAATGTTCGTTTGACCACGTTGAACCGCCATCATTAGACCAACGCAACATGGCTTGGGGGTCATACCCTGGAATTGCTGTGTATTGATTGGTGATAATTTCTGCGCCATTTGTGTCTGGGCCTGTGTAATCCATTGTCGCCAAAGGCTCAAAACCATCCCCTGATTCAGTTGTAATGGTTTCTCCAGCTTCAGTTGCAATGTATTCCCAATCAAATTCTGCAATAAGTTGGTACGATGGGCCTGATGGCGCAACATTGCTCGTTTCGGTAACAACCCCTTCAGATTCATAACCTGGGCCAATTGACAATCCAACCCCTGGCTGAAACTGAATTTGAAAAGAATCAAAATACTGGCGTTGTAAATCTTGGGTCAGATGAATGGCTCGGCGCAGTCTGCGGATTGTGTTGCCATTGTCTGTATATACAGAGTTATCCAAGCTATAAATCTTGCCGTTTTCAAAGTCACCAACGATGTTTTTATTGGCAAAGAATGCCGCACAGTTTGACCGATGGCGTTTGTAAACCGCTAGATTGGAATCCCAAGATAACCATTTGTGCCAGCTTTTGGTTGACAGGTCATAAACCCAAGTAAGGCCATATTCCCCAACGCTGGGGAAGGTGACCACATACATTTCATGGCCTTCAATCTGGTATGTGTAGGCAATGGCATCAGAAACCACAGAATTCAGCAATGACTGTTCAACAGCGTGAGTGCTGATTCTGACCCAGGTGTAACCTTCCATCTTTTCAATGGTTGCCGCACCCCTGTTATCTTTTGCCACACAAGCAAACGTTTCACCCAATCGGGCCAGCGAATACTTGGCAACAATACCTGATTGACTTGAAGTCCCTGGCACTCGTTGAAATGGAAAACTGGTAATCCCTGCAATTACGTTGCCCACATCTGTCCAGACCTCGGTGGTCACTTCCCCAATCAGATACACCTGACGTTGATTCACAATCAGCGTCACCAACAGGTCAGATGACCCATCAGCCGTGCCGTACAGGGCTTGAGTGGATAGACTAGACCCAAGGTCAGTACACGCCCAGTTTTGCGTTCCTGGCTCGTTGTAAATGTTGTAGTTGTCAACCACATCAACCACAGATGCACCCTGCCAAGGGCCGTCAGTGCTTGGCAACGTGGTGAATGTGTTGGTTGCTGCAACCCAGGTGTATCGATTAGGCCCATCAACAATGTAAGCAGTCAATCCATATCCCAAGTCAATGTTGTCGGATATAGACACTTGCCCCGTGCTGGTGGTCAACGTCCCGATCTGGGTGGCAACAAATGCCGTGCTGACCTGATACACCAGATTACCCGCCACAGCAATCAGAATGGTTCCACCTGACATGGTGTGCAAACCCCGCACCTCTGCCGCTAGAAGTTGTGCTTCTTGGGTCAGTCCAGGCGTGGGGTATAGCGCCACAATGCCCCTGTCCCCAGGTTGTTTAGAGGAATCAATCTCAGCAAAGAAATTGATGCACTCTTGGTCACCTTGGTAGATTGATGGGGCAACGTAGCTTGTGCCGACAAAACCAAAATCAGGCATATTTAAGCCGCAACTGCTTTGATAACCGCAAAGTTAAAAACTGGTGTTTCTGTTGTAGTTCCACCCGTGGTGCGAAATGTAATGTTGAAACTACCCGCCGCCACCGCAGTCACCATCAAATCGTACAAATCAGTACCTGACTTTTGGTTCAAGATAATTACATCCGTAGCCGCCACGGTGCTGTTGGTTACAGTAAATGTCGCAGCAACAGTAGTACCCGCTGCGCTGAACAGAGTAATTGCACCAGTTGTTTTGTTCAGCGTAACGCCCGTGGTGCGGCTTGTTATTTGAGTAACCGCGCCGCCAGCGCCTGTGGCATAACCCACGCCAGCCGTGCCAGTGGACACAATTGTTCCAGTGGCGGTCAGACTAGTGCCCGTGGCTGCACCAATCGCTGGGGTAGTCAATACCATTCCTGTGCTTGTGCAAGCACTTATGTTTCCACTTGTAACTGTGCCCAAAATTGGGGTCACCATTGTGGGGGATGTAAACAACAATGTTTTACTGATTTGCTTAGTTGTGCCAGCTTGCACATACGGCAAAACATCAGCCGCATTTATGACTGTGCCAACGGGTAAGGCTGAAATTGCTACGGTACTCATGTTTTCTCCTTTTTAGCGGAAACCGCCGTCCATAATAAAACCTGCATCTCTAGCCCTGCCAACCATCAGACTGTCAGGGTATCGGGAAATCTGTGCTGGGCGCATATTTGTGCGCTTAACCGTGGCTTTGCCTTGACCCGCATAGGCATTGATCATGGCAATCTGCACCTGATTAACCTTGCCAAACATTGGCAGCAAACGTTCAGCCAAGCACCACCGCAACGCCATGTTGTAGCCTTGGGGCAGTTGGATGGTGTCGTTCAGCGTGGCGAATTCTCTAAAGATCGTCTGGGTAAACAAATGCAATTCACCTTGGGACGGGTTGGGGTACACATAAATTGTCCCCAGCAGTTCAGAGGGTTGGTAGTAGATCGCCTTTGCCCAAGGGCCGTTCAATTGCTTGATGCCAATGGATTCGTATTCCTCAAGGCTCAGAATTGACAAGGGATAGTCAAGATAACCCCCAGCAATGTTTGTCCCGCCCTGTTGAGTCGCAACCCGCACAAAGCCAGATTCAATTGACAAGGGGCGCTCATAGTAGGCCGTGATTGGGAAAGGAATAATGGTTCCTGTCATGGCAACGCTGCCAACGGTTTGGGATGCCGAAACGGTGTAAGTTCCAACCCCGCCAAGACCACTCACAAAAGCTGTGATCGTAGTTCCAACGGTAACACCGCTTCCAGCAATCACAGAACCAACGCCCAAATATCCAGCAGAAATGGCGCTAACAGTTAAAGTTGTGCCGCTGATAGACCCTGTGAAAGCTGGCGTGGGCGTGGTATTGCTGCTGGACAAGGTATATGTCCCGCCCTCGTTAACGTTGCCCCCAGCGCCCGTTGTAAAGCCCACAATCCTTGTTCCCGCTGTGATGCCCGTGCCTGATAACGTCTGACCAATATTGATGCCGCCAGCAGTCACCGCATTGGCTGGGACGGTCAAGGTTGTGCCAACAATAGACCCCGTAAATGTTGCCCCCATCTGACCGCTTGGGCCAATGGTGTACTGAACTTGGTTTTGCGTGGTCTGAAAAATGATCTCTGATCGATAGAACACCATCATGTTTTCATTCGACCATTGGGCGATCATGTCGTTAAGCATATCCAAGCCATCTTGCGCCTCGTCTGCCGTTGGCACTTCACCAGCGGCGACAGCGCCAATGTCCTTCATGGCTCGGGTGATGATGTCAATCGGCTGGGTCATAGCGTTTCCTTATGCTGGAATTTGTGACCACGGTAAAGCGGGTTCGCTTTTTGCCTGGGCAAGTTGGCGTTGAATTTGACCCGTTACTTGGGCTTCGCCTTCATCTTTGAGATATTTGATGGCTGATCGCTCTACGTTACTTGAATCAGTCCAAGTAACATTTTGAGGGGCAAAACACCAGTCAAGCATTTGTTGTTCTGTCAATTGTTCGTAAGGTATAAAAGTCTCACTACGAACTAAATTGCGAGTATAGGCAGCCGAGGCTGAATTATTGCCGTCAATTCCTATAACCATTAAATCAACTTTAACAACCAAATTGTTTTCATCAACTTTAACTTTGTTAATTGTCCATTTCAATTCCATGATTGTTCCTTTAAACGCAAAAACTTATTAAACCAATGTGGTAAGACCTGTTTCTTTAAGTACATAAATTGCGCCCTTAAATGTACTTACACTTGCAGTACCAGAACTATACCCAATAACTAGGGTAGCCCCTGACGTTATGGTTGAATATACGGGGTCTGGAACAATTGTGTGTGTTTTAGCCCCCAATGTGGCAGATGTGTCAGTGTACGTCCCAATATTAAAAGTTCCCGTTGCACTCACAATATCTACGGTAAGAACAATAGCTGTACTGGCAATTAGTCTTGTGTAATAGAAAGTAACGCTTGGCACAGTTCCACCTCTGCCGCCAGTAATGATTGTTGAAATAGCACTTATTGAACCGCCTGTATTTGTTAAAGCATATTGAGCATCAAACACCAAGGCGGCCCCTGATACTACAAATTGAGTTGCGGGTACAAATGTAGCTATCCCTGCGCCTATGTTACTTATAAAAGATTGGTTGCTAAAAATTCCAGCAGAACTAGTGTAGGTGGTAAAAAGATTTGCAAAAAATCTATTGTTTACGCCATCTGCATTTGGAAAAGATAAATCTGTTGTTATACTATTATGAATATAATTATTAGTAAACAAAGATATTGGCGCTTGTATTTCCATCCCTGTATTACAAAGAACCACTTTATTGCCAGTTATAGTATTATAGTTATTTGCAGTACCAAAAGTTATAATACCTGTACCACAAAGATTAATGCTATTATTTGCTACAATAACATTGGTTGTGGCGGTCTCTAATACAATGCCACGACTATTGCCTTGCGCTGGTTGAGCAATAACATTATTTGCAATAACACCTCTATTACAGGTTGCTGTAAATATGTGCGTGCCGCCAGTGTTAAATGCCGCTGGGTAAAATTCTGAAAAATAATTAGTTACTGAAAAACTTTGCACTCTAAATAAACCAATAGAGTACCAAGCGTCAGGCGTCATATCCCGCCCGTTTCCCATGCGGGTTACATTGTTTATGCGAACATCAAAACAATCATCTACGCTGTCATTCCCCGCTGCAACGCAAAGAAGGCTATAGCCGTAGATAGTATCAACCAAAACATTTTTGCAATAGACAAACCAAAGCCCTAAATTTGGAAAATCATGCCCAATGTTTCGCACTTCAACATTTTCTGTATATGTTGCCAACGCTGGATTATTTGAGTTTGTTCCCCACTGTAAATTATCGCTGAGTGCTGGTTCTCCAATCACAATACCTAAATTGCCAGGGCCAGTCCCATATTTTATAAGCACTCCCTCAACGCTTTCGCCGATAAGACTTACATTTCTTAGTGTCTGTCCAGATCGATAAATTTTGATAGGTTGTGAGACTATATATAAGCCATTTGGAAAATAAACATGAGTGTTATCGGGAGTAGTTCCTGCGCCACCAAATGCCGTTTGAATTGCAGTAGTTACATCTACCAATCCTGTTCGATTAACAACTGCTGTTATTTCAGCTTGAGTCATATAATCAAAGACATTAACTGGCGCACCAGTTATCATTGAATAAGAGACTTTAGTAAGAGACATAATATCTTTCTTTAGATGTTATATTGAATCCACATATCTAACCGTGTATTGTTTGCAAAATTTACATCTGTTGCGTCTGACATACCTGTTGGCCCCCAAGTTTTTAATGTAATGGTTGTTGCGCCATTGTCACAATATCCACTTGACACCATTGCCACATTAAAATTTTGCGCTAATTCAACTACGGCTGACCCCAAGTTAGATGCGTTTACGGTAAAAGGTAAACCGCTAATAGAAGCATTGCCACTAGAAGAACCTTTACTTGACAATCCAACTATAAATCGACCAGTAACAACATTTCCTATTCTTGTGTATGTGCCAGAATTTGCACCATAAGTTACACCCACCGAGGCCCCGCCAAAAGTAATAGTAGGTGTCCAAGTGCCTTCTTCATACCAATTCAACAATTGACTAGTCATCCCTGCTGCGGGGGTGTTGGCGGTGAAGTTGATGCCTTTGGCTGCTGTGCCTTGAATTAAGTTGCCCGTGCTTAATGTTGCATTACCAACCAAACTTGGGGTGGTAATTGATGGGCTTGTGGAAAATACCAAATTTGTGGTGGTTGTGCCAGTTGCACCAGAGGCCGAATAACCCGTGATGTTGTTGAATGATGTGATGCTGGCGGTGGATGCGTTTGTGCCACCATTGGCGACAGGCAATATACCGCTGACATGGGTTGTAAGGCCAATCTTGCCCCAGCTTGGCGCAACGCCAACGCCACCCGAAATAAGAGCATTGCCCGTGGCTACATCAGGCAGTTTTGCAAGGGTTGTGGTGGTATCCGCATAAAGCAAATCACCAACAGCAAAAGATGTTTGTCCCGTACCGCCAGCCGTAGCGGGTACTGTTTTCCAGCCAATCACTTGCACCGCATTGGCATTGTCTTTGTAAAACAGTTTGCCATCGGTGATGTTTATCGCCAGTTCACCAGTGGCAAGATTTGCCGCCAACGGCACATTCGTTGCTGTACTTGAAGAATACAGTTGGATAGGGGTAAAGCCTGTTTGTGCCATGTTTAACCTTAATTGAACATGACTTCAATGGATGAAGTAAGAGGCGGTGCTTGTGAAAACGTCAGCGTTGTGCCAGATACGGTATAAGTGTTTTTCTGTTGATACACGCCATTGATGTACACAAACGTGAAGTTTTCACCCAATGATGCAGAACTCAATGTAAATACAGTTTGCGACCCTGTGCCAGTAAAGTTTTGAACTTGGAATTCTGCTGCACCAATGCCAGAAATATTGTCGTAAGTCGCAATTAATGTGTTTGTTGCAGTGAAAATTGAGAATTTGTATGGAGTTGCAATAAGCCAAATTTCACCAGTTGGCACACGCCCAGCAGAATTCAAAACAATTGGATTTGAATGGGCGATATTGCCAGCACTCGTTGTATAGCTGGCTTGTGGCGTTGTTGTTCCTGCTGTGTAGGTATACAACAATCCCCCCGACAAAACCGTGCCATCGTTGTTGAAAAACTGCCACCCTGCCCCGCCAATTGGTGATAAAAATACTGCCATATTGATTCCTCAAATGCTCGGTGTAAAGACCTGGGGCAACCAGGGGGCGACAACGACTCGTTGGGTTGCCGCAGCTTGTTCATCTAATCGGGCCTCAACCTGTGCGCCAATGTCAGCGGTCACCCAGCCAATCACAATATCCTCGGTCACATCAGCAAATGGCACGGTCAGTTTTGGCTCGGCAAACTTCCACCAACCTTCAGTTTCCACCCCGTTTTTAGCGCAGAAATATCGTGCGCCTGTGATCAGATCGCCATCGGCTTGGATTTCCAAGATTTTCCACATCAGAATGTGCCCCCTGTGACCCCGCCCGTGGCGGTTAAAACGCCCGTGGATGGATTAAATTTGAGTTTAGTGGATGATACCTTGATTGGCAAATTTCCTGTGCTTGTAGTCACCCAGGATAGATACATTTCTGCCGCTGTGCTGGTGTCATCAGTAATTGCCACATTGGTTGCATTCGTAGCCGTTCCCGCTGTCGTTGCTGACCCTGCTGAACCGTCAATATTCACGCCCGTCAGGGATTGGGCGCTACTTGAGCGATTCAGCGCAATTGCGGTTGTGCCGATGTACAGGCTTGAGTTACCCAATACACCGCTTGGAATCGTTCCTGATAGCTGACCCGCAGGCAGGCTCGTAAGGCTTGCCCCTGACCCGCTAAACGCTGTGGCGGTCAACAATCCCGTGCTGGGGTTGAAGTTGTACTTTGTGGAACTTACCAGCGTGGTGGCTAAGTTGCCCGTTGTCTGGTCTGCAAACAGGGGATAACGCACCGCATTGGTTGTTACATCATCTGTGACCGTAGCATAGGCGGTGGGGGTTGTCCAAGTGGGGGCGCTTGCGCCATTGGAGGTTAAAACCTGCCCCGCTGAACCCGTTGCGCCCGACACAGCCAAAGTGCTGCTGAAATCAATAGTTGTGAATTTGCCCGATGATGCTGTGGTTGCACCAATTGACATATTGTTAATCGTGCCAAGGTTTATTGGGGCAATCTCAATTGCGCCTGTACCCGTAGGCTTCATGTGAACATGACCCGTACCCGTTGGGCTAATGTCAATCTGTGCATTTGCACCATTGATATTGGTAGAAACACTCAATGAAAGATTGTCACCACCACCAGCGCCCCAAGACAATTGACTTGTACCGCCCGAATTACGCAAAGCCCCGCCAGCACTTGTTGCAGCCTCAAAAAATGGCCCGACAAACTTAGTGGTTGCCGTGATTGTTGTGCCTCTGACCGTGTTGGCAGTTGTGCCGCCAATCGCAGGGGGCGCAGACAAATCTAATGTGCCGCCCAAAGACAAATTGCCTGTAATGGTTACAGTGCCACTTAGGGAAATTCCTGAGACCGTGCCTGTACCGCCAACCGATGTGACCGTTCCCGTGGTAGGCGTTGCCCAAGATGGCAAGCCACCAGCCAACGTCAAAACCTGACCGTTAGACCCTGCCGCCAAAAATGCCGTCACATCTGCCGCTGTTTGGTAAGGCAATGAACCAGCCGCACCACCCGCAATGTTGGTGGCCTTGGTTGCTGTTGTAGCCGTACCAGCGTTGCCCGATACCGACCCTGTGATGGTGTTGGTCACCGTCAAGTCGCCCAGCGTTCCCAAACCAGTTATGCCCGAATAACTGCCCGACAATCTGGCGCTGTCAATCGTGCCGCTGGTGATTTGTGAGGCAGCAATGGCAATGCTTGTGCTTGCCGCCAAAGTCAATTGGCCTTGGGCATTGACCGTGAAAGTCGCTACCTGGGAGGCCGACCCGTATGCCGCCGCAGTCACCGCTGTGTTGGTGATACTGAATGTGTTGCCTGTCAGGGTCAGTCCTGTACCCGCCAAGTAAGACCCAGCCCCAGAAAACTGCGACCAAGTGATTGGGGTTACATCAATTGTCCCGCCTTGGTTTGAGGTACACACCCAGCCCGTATCTGCCAGGGTTGTGCCAGATTCAATAAAGGTGAACGCCGATGGAACTTCTGCCCATGTATTCATGTCGGCAGATCGTGCCCAAGCACCAGATGCCGCCACATATATGCCGTTGAACTGGCTTGAACCTTGGTTTTTGACCAGAATCCTATCCCCAGCGGTCAGCGTGGCAACCCAATCGCCCCCCGCTTGTACCGCCAAGCCTGACAGCGTGATGTTGTTGGTGGTCGAATACACGCACGATGCTTTTACATCCAAGCCCTGCGCCACCGAATCCACATAGCCCTTGTTGGCAATGTCTGTGTCGCCTGTTGGGGTTGTGGTAATCGTGCCAGTTACCGTGCTGATGTTCGTGAATGAGGCGTTTTCTGGGCCGTAAAAAGGCGTTCCAGCAGGGCCAACAAAATACTGAAGGGCAAAGGTAGGCTCGGGCGCAAAAACGCCCTGCACAGGGACAAAATTAGTGGTCTGGGTGACCGCTGTGGTCATGGCTTACTCAAAATAAACCGTGATGCTTGCAGTTCCAGAAATTACGACATACAACCCGTTTTCACAGTTAATGCCATCATAAAAATTGATGTTTGTTGCCGCTGTCATGGTGAATGTATCAATGATTTTCACATTTGTGCCAGGGGTCTGGGCATCGTACACAGTCACGGTGGGGGTGCTGGATATGGTGCTAACAAAAATGCCTTTTAATTTTCCAGGTTGATTTTTCACCATTGCGGTGGCAGAAATCTGTGCGTAATTGGACATGGCTTGGCCTTTCAGTTCATCAAATTATATGCTTCAAAAGAGAAAAAGCCACCCCTTTTGAGGGCGGCCCTTTCACTTAGTTCATGCCGTTTTAAGGCAGGAACGTCAGGTCGTAACCGTAGATGAATACATCAGCGGTTGCGGCAGCGCCTTGGGCGGTGGTGCAACGAATATACAGGGGTGTGCCCGTAATTGATGCGGTTGAGGTTGCGGCGGTCACAACAACTGCGGTGGTCGAGTTATTACCCGACAACGCATATGCTGATTTCACTGCTGTGCCAGTAGCGCTTGGGCCTGTGTACACGGCAAGTTGTGCCGTGGTCAAACTGATGCTTGCGTTTGCAACAATGATGCTTTGAACGCTGACGTTACCAGCCACCAAAATGGGGGCAATAGTGTCAGCAACAGCATTAAGGTTAACGCCTTGGGCAGAGGCAATCAAGCGCAATGCCTGATTGGTTGCCAAGTTACTGGGGTGGTTGGTGGTGGTGCTTGCTGCGCCTGGATTAGACATGATTAAAGTCCTTTCAATGTTAATTAAGCTGCAACTCGGCAAGCGAGTTCGGGATACAGGGGCGCCCAACCATACAACACATCCACACGGGTGGGGATAGAGTCGTTATTGATGGTGTACTGACGCACGACACGCATTGACAAGCCCAGTTCCTTATCGCTTGCACGACCAGCGAACACAACGCCATCAGGCAGTTCCAAGTCAGCCGTAGCCAAGGTGAATGCGTTTTTGTGCATCACGATGTTTTGGGGCGACACAGTACCTGTGTTGTTGAACGGGGTCACAACTGCGGTTGCGCTGGTGGTGGTAATGGTGACGTTCTGGAACTGACCACCAGTGATGATGGCAGGAGAAACGGTCACGGCAGTACCGCCGCCAGTAGCCACAGCGGTGGTCGAGGTCACCACAAAGCTACGCAACTTGCCCGAACCATATGCGCTACGGTTTTGGGGGTTGACAGCAAACACGCCAGCGATCTGGATGGTGTCGCCTTGGTTCAAGGTCAAAGCAGAAGATGCCACCAAGGTGACGCTGCTGGTTTGTGCCCAACCCGTGCTGATGCCGATGCTGGTGGTGTTGGTGGAGAGGGTCAAACCAGTGTAAGAACCAAAGGTTTGGTTTACAACGTTTTGGTCCATCTTCCAGTTCATACCAGCAGAGTCACGGCCCATCATGCCTTTTTGGTATTGCTTGCCAATCACATCGGATGGGACAAACAAACCCTTCAAGC